GGTTTTGTTTTGCCAAGAAACTAAAGTACTATCCCATTCAGCCACAACCGGAGCTAAACCAGATCCACCTGCCTTCAACCAAACTGAGCCGTTTGGTCTAGAATATGTTTGACCTGTTTGCCATAATGGTTGTTGAGCACTTGTTCCCCATTGAACAATTGGACGATAATAGTTAGTTGCAGCAGTAATACCCAAAGTAGCTAGTGGTGTACCTGAAGTGTTTGCAAAACTTAAATATCTTGGTGTGCTTACAGGAGATCCTGATGTTGGAGTACTAACTTCTGGGTAAGTCAAGAATACACATAACTTACCATCACGAACTTCTGCTGTTAGATATGTCACAGCGAGGTTGTTAATGGCTGTAGCAACGGATTCGATATTTCCTGAAACTGCAACTGATAATGAAACATCACCTGATAAACTGATAGTGAAAGTACCTGTTATTGTTCCAGTAGGAGCTTCAGTACCTTGAACAGTTGGAACATCTACAGCCCAATCATCAGATCCTAAAACTACCCAAACATTGTCTGTAGTCTTGTAAAAATACTGTCCTGCTTGTGCAGAAGCTGGAGCATATGCATTTATGTCTAACGCATTTACCGCATAATCACCAATATTACCGATACTTGCTATAGGTACACTTCCTGATAGTGAACCACTATCAGTAATTACTATTGGGCTTTGTAGTGTAAATTTACCAGTAGTTTTGTTCCACTGATATATTCCCCATGTTGATGTAGTAGCATTTAACCAATAACTACCTGCATCAGGAAGACCTGATGGTCTGCTTGTTTGACCTACTAAACTTGCTAAATCAATATCTGCTCTCAATACAAAGCAACGATTTGTTACACCCAACAATGAATATGCTGCTAAGAGACCATACTCATTAAGTTCATAACCTTGAATAGGTGTACCATTTGATGTCTGATAGAAAAATGGTGTACCATATAGTGTTACTAGATCACGTTGACTAGTTACTTCAAACACTCTTCCTGCATTTGCAGCGGTTGTAGCAGCAGCAACACCCACACCATTGGGGTCTGCTTTATCTTGTGCAGTAGCAACTAATACGAATGGTACTGAATTTGTTGGAGCTGGTAAATATTGACTTTGGTCAATTACACTAACTTCTACGCCTGGTGATGTAAGGGCCATAATTATTTCCTTTATGTAAAATTTTGAGGTTTACTACCTGTTTGTAATGATATTTATTTGTTTATTACAAAAAGTCGGTATTACCGTGCCTTTTAAAGGTTTTACATAAATATAGAATGAATCTTAGGCCTATTTGCACAATCTGTAATAAAAATCACTGTGCTGTAAATTATCATAAAAATGAAAAAACATATTACAGAAAAACTTGTGATGGTTGCGGAAGAATTTCAAAAAAATTAAAGGCAAGAAAACCCACTTGGACAAAAAGTGGGTACAAGAAAAAATCAAAATGTGATCTATGTGGGTTTAATTCATTATTTACATCACAGATTACAGTCTTTCATGTTGATGGTAATTTAGAAAATACCAACCACACTAATCTTAGATCAGTATGTTTGAACTGTATTGAAGTTATAAAACGAAAAGAAGTAAATTGGAAACGAGGTGACTTAGTAGTTGACCAATGATTCTATCTTAGAATAAAGATCAGCAATCGTGCCATCATTATTGATGACATAATCATAAGGCAAATAAACACTACTAAATTCACTGGTATGGATATTTAGCTCAGACAACTTTTGTAAGTTATCTTGATTAGTCAAATCTTTTGCATATTGATACCAATTTGGTTCTGCCCCGCGTTCAATTCTAACTGTGATCCCATCTATATTTTTTAAACTATAAAACTCATTTGGAAATCTACAATCAGTAACAACACAGTTTTGTGTTTCGTTTTTGAGTTTGTATTCTAAACTTGCAACCCAAATCTCATCACGAAAGTGTTTTCTCAACACATCGGTTGCGATATGTTGCATTGCAAATCTAGGAGAAAAATTTTCTATACCTAATCTGTTAGACCACCAAACATCAGGTTGTTCTCTAAAATTTCTACTCTCTACAGTATAGCCATTAAGTAATTCACGATCCCAACCAAAGATTAGTGACAAACAATCTTTGACTACTCCTGCATAACTGTATCTTTTAAAGTTATGTTGTTTTACCAAATAATCGGCAACAGTATCTTTGCCGGAACCTATTCTTCCAGATAAACCTATTATCAATTAAACCTCTTATATTAACCTTGAATCCATGCAAGTGGCTGTGACCCATCAACATAACGTTTCAATTCATCAATTAAACGTTCTTGATCCGCTTTGCTTTCAGATTTCATAGCAGCACCATTTAAAGTTGTTCCACCACCAGGACCAGCGATAGATCCAAACTTTTCACGGGCTTCACCTATGATTCCCTTTAATACAGCAAAAGTATAATCACCTATCCAAACACCTGCATAAGGATCTTGTAACAACTCTATTACTGGACGTTGAATATCAGCCCAAATCAAAATTCGCTCACCGGTACCTTTGAAATCTCGTACAACTCTTAATACTTTGGTAACTGGATTAAACGTGTAGTTTACATAACCACCAAACATACGTGCAGCCAATTCAACGTATCCAGCATAAAAATCATAAGTTGCCATACCACCTGTATAGTTGTAGTTTAACAAATAGGTGTTCAATATTGCACTACTAAATGGGTCAAAGCTACTTGAACTTGGACCTGTTTCTAAACCCACTGTTCTTCTAAACAAGGATCTTACATTAATAAATTCTTCCGGTAAGGTATAAGTATCAACGTTCTTAATTACCGTCATTAAAGTATATGTTTCAACTGTGGCATTTTGCGCTCTTTGACGATAAATCTTTATGGCATAATTTAATGCTGCTTCATAATGTTGTGGATCTAGTTCAAGATCAATTATATCCTGACCCAATCTATAACTTATATTATTGAACAATGCTTGTTTTAATTCATCGATGGTAAGACCAGATGGAGTATTTAACGGACTAGCAATAGAACTTATTGTCATGTGTTTTCACCTATATCATGTATTTATTCAAATGATATCGGTATTATCGGTATTTCTTATTTGTTATTCTTAGGTCAAGGCGAGTAGATAGACCTACTCAACCTAAAAAAATATTCTTGAGGTACGTTTACGACGATGAATTCAGTTATTAAAATGGAGGATTGCCTATGTCTCATCAACCTATTTCTAGGAAACTGTCATATTCACTGTTATATCAAGACATTATTCATCGGATAGTCTTGAACAGTCCGGACCCTCTATCGCTATTACTATGATCCGGCAGCATCAACCATTAAGATACAGGAAATGTTTCTGTGCATTGGACAGACATTTATGGCATCCCGTAGGGTAGTCCTGTAAATTGATGTCAGTATTCATCATCTACCGTCACACCACAATTGAGGACGGATTATAGCCACATTTACCGGCTGTGGGTCACCTACATACTGAAGAAGATTTTACTTATTCAAAGGTCGTTTTCTTTACGATTCTCTGAATAGTAAGGATCAAAGTGTCCTCCCGGATACCTTGATTCCAACTTCTTCACATTTTCTGCAACAACATCATTAGGGTCATATCCGAGTGCAATACAAAGGTTAATCCAATAAAAAATTATGTCACCTGCTTCTCTTTTTAGATGGTATCTAACATCATCTGACCATTCTTTTCCTTGAAATTTCATCTTTTTCAAAATTTCCATAGCCTCGCCCGATTCAGCCATTAGCCCAGAAATAGCAGTATCTAAACGAGTGATATCACATCCTTGTATTTTTAGATCATTTAACCTTTTCAAGTATATTTCATGTTCTTTACTTGGATTAGAAGTCAAAGTATCAACAAAATTAAGATAATTTTTAATGTCTATTTGATTTTCATTACTTGTCATTTTTGCTCCATGTAATATTGTAGTTTGTAGTAAGATACTTTACAGCATACTCCTGTTTTTGTATATCTCTTTGGTAAGACTCTAAAATAGTAGTACTATTGGATTTCCATGGGTATGCTCGATCAGCTCCCCTAATTATCACATCAGATTCCGTATAATGAAATGGCCCGTGGTATTCAATTATTTCTATAATCTTTGTATGGTTTCCTCTATGCCCAACCTCAAAAGCAACAAAATCAAACAAATACCATCTATCAAATCTGAATCCCCATTCATACAACTCATTTTCAGGATCATTAAAAGCTACTTGTGATAAATCATATCCTTTTGTTTTTATATAGTTTTTGAAGTAAGTAGTAGCCTCTAAAGAAGTATTGCTTTTTCCAAAAGAGCCATTTGCAATTTTGGTTGCCATCATTGCATTTTTTATTTCTTCAACTTGCATAATATGCGGAACGCCATATTTACGAATATTTGTATTCTTTGTTTTTTCTTTAATTATAGGTGATTGCATTCCAAAAGGAACCCCGTAATTTTTAGTCAAAGTATTTTTCTTTTTTTTCTTAATTATTTCTGATTGAGAAGGATTTTCTACTCCATAACGTTCTACAAATAAGTTTTTAATATTTTCTTTAATCTTTTCATTCTGAAAAACATTTTCATGCCCATATTTTGCTACATTGGTTTCTTTTCTTTTACTAATAGCATTATCTACGGCATTTTTGTCATTCCAAAATTTATCTCTTCCGATAATCGCTGATTGTAATTTACCTATATTGTCTACTCCATATTTTTCAAATACACCTTGTTTAACTGCCTGATTTTTCTTTGCAGTGCAAGTATCGCATTTTTTATTTTCACAATATAAGTTGTACCCAGTTCGGACACTTTTGAACTTTTTTTTATAACCGGCTGAGCAGGTTATTTCTGCAAGAGGGTTAAGATACAAATAAACTTTTTCTGCATCAGAAACCTCTACCGACCCGGCACTGTTTTCTATCAAATACCACAAATTAAATTTCTTAATTACAGCAACGTATTTTCCTTTAAAACAACACTTGTTTAGAATACTAATAATTTCATCCATAAAAAACTCTCCTTACTTTATTTATCAAATAAAGAGAGATTTTGAAGATATCAAGTATGTTACCAAGCTTTAAGGATAATCATGTTTTCGTTAGTACGTCCATTAGGTGTAGTTGCTACTGCACGAATATCACTGAAGTATTTACGTCCAGCAGGCTTACCCAACTTCAGAATTTGTGCAATTTGTTCAGCAGGCTTACGCAGTGTTTTGGTCTGACTCTTGATATTGTCGAACCCAAGCAACGTAGTGCCCTTCACTGAGAAAGTTTTGCTGTACTCATCGGCAACCATGTAAATCAATTTACGCTTGGCTGTATCGTAGAGATAGCATTCACTGGCTCCATGAAGTTTGACAGGGTGCAAACTTACCAGGTCCAGTTTTGTTGCAGTGTCCTTGAATTCCTTCAAAAACTTCATCTTGGCAACTTGCTTCTCGACAGGAACTGCCTTACGCTTACGCGGTGCCTTTGATGCCTTCTTGACGCTAATGTAGCTATTCAAATCACCCAAAACTTGATCAATAAACTTGGAAATATTTTTGAGTTGGGTACGAGTGAAATGATTATAACCCTGAACCAATTGTGCATCGGTTCCCTTCATAACTTCTTCAAACTCAGTTTGCTTTTTCTTCCAAACATCACTGATGATAGAAATGTGTTGAGGAAGAACATTAAACTTTGCTACGGTGTCAATCGGCCGCAGAGTATGCGTTGCCTTTGCACCAGAACGAATATAATCGTCCAGAACACCTTCAAGTTCTCCAGCAGCCTCACGGGCACGTTCACGCATAACTTCTTGCACGTTATGCTTGGGAGCTTCTTTGACTTCGGGCTTTGTACCCCCCGTCTTAGAAACTTTTACTTCTTTCTTGACGGGTGTGATCAATGCATCAATTTCTTTTTCAATCATGTCCGATTCTTCTTTTGACAGAACCAGACCGCGAAGGCTCATGCGAGCAAGCCACGCTGTAGTGATAGTAATATCACGTTCATCTACCTTGCGAAACAACTTTGCCTTGTCAATTTTGTCGGTAAGGTCAAGATATTGGCAAATCAGTTCTTTAGCGTCTTTACGCCCGTAGAACCTTCCATACCAATTGAAGCCTTTGACCAGACTAATCTTTCGCGTGGCTTCGTTAGGCTGAACAGTAAACAGTGGTTCTTCACCCATGTACTTGGTATCAGGATCTCTGGGATCAAGAGCCTTAACAACTGAGGTATCGACTTGTTTTGCTGCTTTACGAGGCATTTTTACTCCGTTTTCTAACGTTTAAGATTTATTGTATAACACCTGGTATTTATTGTCAAGAGTCTCAGATAAATACATTATGCCAAAACTTAGCCTGTATAGACAAAATAAGCAAAACGATTATCGTTTTTTTGATAGAACCATTAGTGAACAATTGACCGTTGGTGGAACCGATCTGTATATACACAAATATTTGGGTCCTACTAATCAAGGCCCATCGATAGATTATACACAACCTGATTATT